CCAATTGGGTATCCGTCTGGCTATTCCGACCCCCTTCCGTGGAGGAATAAAAGGCCGGCGCTTATTTTTCTGACTCATATTTAGGGGGACCCCTATAAATTTGAGAGGCATTGAGCACTGTCGGATAAATTTATCCAGAATATGTAGGTCCCTAAAAAAAAAACGCGATTTGCTGTCGCTTTTGTGTTTAATGGAGTTATCCCCGGGGGCGGGTTGCCTTCGGCCGGTCCGTGCACTAGGATGTGTAAATGGTATAATTAACTACCACCAAATAAGAGCCCACTATTAACAGGGCCGTCCGTATTCCCCAAACACAGGAGATAAATGAAATATCCGCTGAAACTTCTATTTTCCATACCCGCCATACTTCTAGCTGTTGCAGTTGGAGTGAATGCTCAAGGAAGAGAGGAAGAAAGCGTGAGCCTTACAACGACAATTGTCGCCCCTGCCGTTACAACAACGACACCGCCGATAACTGTTGTTCCAGTTGTTACAACAACTGTGGTGACGCTTCCTGAAGGCTTCTCTCTGCCGACGCTTCCTCCCGAGGTTCCGTGTCAAGAATGGGCTCAAACGGCACTCGATGCTGGATGGCCTTGGCACCTACTCCCCGAACTTCTACGTGAAGTCTGGTCCGAGTCTCGTTGTCAGAATGTGATTGAGGGTCACCCTCAATGGAATGGTCATGACCGAGGACCACTTCAAATCAACCAAGTTTGGCTTGATGACATTGAAGCAAAGTATGGTGACTGGCGTGTAGTCAATGACCCTCGTTACAACTTTGCTTGGGCATGGGAAATGTACAGATGGCATGAGGACCACGGCTACTGTGGCTTCAAGCCATGGTCACGTCCGTGTAAGTGAGAGGAAACAAAATGAAGCTATTAAAAAGATGGTTAATTGGCATTGTTCTCGTATCCCTAGTTGTGACCGTGGCTACCTGCGGTGCCGGCGAGGACAAGGCGAAAGCAGCACAAACGGTCAGTACAACAGCCCCTATTGATTTATCTGGAGTCAATTGGACCGAACTAGCTCGTTTTATGTACGGGCGGTGCGGTGAATACCACGACTTGGCTATTTCGGTTGGCTGGACTGAGGCGCATTGGAAGAAGTTGAGTTTCGTGATGTACCGTGAATCACGTTGTAATACAATGTCATTCAATAGGACTGACCCAAATGGCGGAAGTCGTGGGCTCATTCAAATCAACGGCTACTGGTGCAAAAAGAACAAGTACAACCCAACTGGCTGGCTTCAGGCAAAGGGAATCCTCAATACTTGCGAGGACTTGTTTATCCCTGAAGTCAATCTACGTGCAGGATTGGCCATGTGGAATTACAGCCAAGAACGCAACAAGTGTGGCTGGAGGCCTTGGGCAACCAGGTGCTAATTGTACATTTTCTCATGTGGGTGATTTAGTGCCACGACAATAAGTTGCGCATATTGCCTATCGACGGTGCCTATTTCTTCCCAGACGTCAATTTCATGAGTGGAGCACAATAGCGTGCAAATAGATGGATTATCGGCGTTATAGGAGTAGGCGTAAATACGACCTTCATCCAATTTCGTCATCTCCAAAAATATTTGCGGATTCCTCGTTGAGTATACGGAGGGTCTCTTCTTTGAGTGAAGAGTTCGACATCCGACTTGATACTTCATGGCCTTTTGACGTAGCGCCCCAAAGCCATTCGCCGTCGGCATTCATACCCACGACCTCTATTAGGCCTAGTCTTCTCAAATATTCCATGTCGTTAATGATTTGATTGTCGGTATATTCTTCGTCCATCATGTGGGCATTTTACCTAGACGAAATCACGATGTCAACGCGAACTTCTTCTTAAATCCGAGACTTAATTCTTCTTAGGCGTGATTGCAGCATGGCGTCGAGGAGCTCGAGTTGCTTTGATGACAATTCTGCCCAATGGTCTGGGCAAGTAAAGGAAATGTCTCGAGAAACTTCACAACACAATCGTGGCAGAGAATCCATTCCCTGGAACGCATATACCCAGAGAGTACGTCAGTGTTGTCGTCGAATCCCCCGTAGTAGCCGAACGTATCAAACGGCAGCACCCAACCCAGGTCAGGGTATGACCGTTGTTGCGTGCATGGCAGCAAAGAAAGACATGCTGAACATTGAGCGGTTTTCGGCCCTTCGGGGAATAAGGAAGCCTGGGTCATCAGACTTCCGAATCTGTGTCGTCTGTACCTTTGCGTGAGTTGGAAATCATCAAGCCGGCGAGAGTTCCCGTAATGAAAGTTGCAACGCTTGAAAGAACGCTGAAAAACATCTTGTCGTTCTCGGCTTGAACACCGATGGGCTGGGTGACGAACACGAGCGCATACAGGATTGCACCTGTCGTAATAAGAAGAACTCCGCCAAGGACGCAGCCAATAACAAATTTCAGGCGAGCATCCAGCTCATCTGACGAATAGCGTTTCTTTCTCATGGTTGACTTCCTTTTCCGACAAGCGTGTACCAACAATGTCCATTTACTTCGCAAATAGGTGGGTTGCATTCCATGTTCTCCCAGTTTGCAGGGTCTTGACATGCATATCTATATGAACCATCCCCGCAAGAAGCCAGGAATGGGGCAAGAATTAAAGATAAGCCAATTGCTAATCTATGAATTTTCATGGCACCTCTTCTTTCGGGCCGTCAGCCGAACATTTTCTTCCAAGTGACGGGTCCAATGACGCCGTCTGCGGTGAGACCATTAGCCTTTTGCCAGACCTTGACCTGAGCCTCGGTACCGGCACCAAAGTCGCCATCAACGGGGTTGGCCTTAACCATTGCTTGAACAAGTTTTACTGCGTCTCCCTTGGAGCCCTTTTTGACAGGGGCGCCCGGGTAGCCAAACGTCAAACCCCCACCGCCACCGGCAGGTGCAGCAGCAGCGGCGGCAGGAGCAGGTGCGGCAGCGGCGGAACCATCGGGAGAAGCGTCACCGAGGGCGTATTGCCAGTGCCATAGTTCAAATTCTTTAGAGGCAGGATTGTCGCCTTGGAGGTAGAAGCCCCACTTTGGTGCATTTGCGCACATCCAGTCGCCACAGGCGCCACCCATTGAGGTGAGTTTGCCATTGACATCATACCCAAGGTCAATCGCGAGGCCCCAACCATGATTCGAGCCCTTAAGACCAGTAGGGTCCGGTGCTGCCGAAGGGGCCTTGCCCTTCTTGAGGTACCAAGTCTTGCCTTCGTACTGACGGGTGACGCCAGTGCCAGTATCGGTGGTCACGTAGCGGTCCATAAACATGCTCAGCTGACCTTCGAATGAACGATAGTCGCCAACATTCTTAAGCTTGAAACCAGCAGCGAGGGCAGCGTCGTACATCTTGTTAAATTGTTCCGCAACCGGGGCGTACATTTGTCCGCCAGTTTTGACTTTTGCCAAAACATTTGCTGGCAACTGGCCATTCTTGAACTGCTTAAGTGGTGTTGGTACTACGAGTTTAATGAAAGGATACTTGGACATGCGGGGGTCTCCTGGTTGATTATTCGACAAGTACCATTATACATCCACGGCATCTCTTTGAAAAGAAGGCGCCCCCACAGTTAACTTAGTTTAACTTTTCAAATAATCTCATAATCATCTGCACGGTGCTGTTTTCATCGGATACTTCGCCACCTTCTATGGCGGCGTCAACGACAGCCCGTTTCTTTTCTATTAAATCATAAATGTCTTCATCTATCGTTCCTGCCGCAAGCATATATGTTGAAGTGACGCTTCCTTTCTGACCAATACGATGCAAGCGACTGTATGTCTGGTCAAGGTCTGCTGGCGTCCATGGCAGTTCGACAAAAAGGCATTCTTCAGCTGCCGTTAATGTGTGTCCGGTTTTTGCTGCCTGTATAGAAAGAACTATTACAGGCGCACTGTCAATACTCTCCGTCTGAAAACGACGTTTATTTTCCTCTACTTCTTCTACTGACATACCACCCTGGATTCGAATATTTCCGAACTTGCGAGCGAGCTCATCAACGACCTCACGGTGGTGAGCAGCAACTACGACTTTCTTGCCATTCTCAATGCGTCCATTAATCCATTCCGCCGCAACTTCCATTTTTGCTTTAGCGGCTAGTCTACGAAGAACAGACAACCGCACTAGGTGTTCATTGGCTTCAGCTCTAATCATTGCGGCGATAGCTGCGCCATAAGACGGCTTCCCTTGCTCT